TCCAACGCCCGTCTCGCAGTCAAGCTGGAGCGAATGCTGGGCTGTGCGTTTCAGCGTGTTTTCGCCGGTCGGCAACGCCCGCCACGACCGCAGCCAACGCTGTTCTTCGCCGTTGTAATCGTATTTGTTCAAGTCAAAGGCATAGATGTTGCCGTTTTCATAATCGCCGCCAAGGTTTTCGTTGTTGTAGAAAACCTGCGCCTGCGCTCGATAACGGGTCCAAGCATCACTCCAGCCAGCACGCTCATGCCATGCGCCGGTCGCGGCGTCGTAAACCCATGTCTTGCCAGCAGATGGAAATACCAGAACATAGAACGAATGGCCGTCCTGCTGGTATGTAAAACCAATAGCGTCTGACAGATTGCCGTACTGCTGGATTTGCCACTCAACGGCGTGCGTCGACACGCGCTCGCCTTGGTATCCGTTGGCGACATAGACGATGCCTTGACCGCGGAAGTCTTTGCCCAGCCAGTAAACCTGATTGTTCATCTTGGCTACGCTGTAGCGTGCCGCGCAGCCAAGCTCGTTGAACGCGCCCTGCACGCGGACCAACGGGAAGTCGGACAGTCCAGCGTTGTACCAAACTTCAGTTGAGTTGTTGCCAAACAGCCATACTTGGCGATGGTCAACGATCATGCTGACAATATTGTCAGGGTCGCCTTCAGCACTGGCAAAGTCCAACGGGTCGACGCTGGTACCGTCCAGCAGCGCCGTTACCCAGATTTTCTGGCTGTTGGGCTGGATAAAAACAAAATAGCCATCAAGATAGTCGACGACGGAGGCGCCGGGGTAGTCAGGATCAGTGATCTGGGCAAAGACGCCGGTCGAGGTGTTGTAGATGTAACCCGCAGGATCTGAAACAATCATGATCTGCGTACCATTGTCAGCCATGCTGACGGGGCCAGTACCCGCAACAGCGCCTTTGGCAGTGCTTACAAAAGTGCTGCTGACCTGGTAGAATGTGCTGCCAGATACGACATACAGATACCCGCCATGTTCCCACATGCCTCGGATCGGCCCCGTGCCAATCGTGGCCCGCAAGGTAAACCCAGGAACGCGCTGCAAGAAAGCTGGCTGTTTGCCGCCTTCCGGCACCACTTCAGGATATAGGTTCACCATACGATTGTCCGCAGCGTTTACACTGCGGGCAACATATGCTGATCCAAGGATAGGCGTCTGCATTGGTTAAGCCAGTGCCGCACCGCGAGCGGAAATCACCCACCAATCGGTGCCAAGGAACTGAAGAATACAGGCGTCTCCTACGGCGTTAAACGTAATGGTTGTGTACGCGCCAAGATTGGTTGGTGTTAGAATGCCGGTGTCGGCGCCAGCCGCTTCAGCAACGTAGACAATAGTTTTAAGTTGGCCTTCAACGCCGTCAGCCAATGTCAGTGCATTGCCGGTAGCGGTCGAGGTAAATTTGGTAACCGGTTGCGTAATATTAACGGCGCCGGGACCAGACAAGGACTGTACGGCTTCAATAACAGGGCCGCTAAACGTCTGGTTTCCAGTGAACGTCTGCGCAGCGTCCGTCCGCGCAATGGTTGCGCTGGTTGACGGGAACGTCATTGTCGTGCTGTCAGTACCTGCCAGCGTCAGCGAATGGTTAGCCGTCAGCGTTTTGCCGTCTGCGATAGTCAACGTGGCACTGGTTGCGGGGGCAGTGATAGCAACTTTATTGACTGACGTTGCAGTAGCTACGCCAAGCGTTGGAGTTACAAGTGTGGGGCTGGTGGACAATACGACATCGCCGGTTCCAGTTGAGGTCGTGGTGCCTGTGCCGCCGCGTGCTACGGTTAGCGTGCCAGTCGTACCGGCTACAATAGGTAGACCTGTGGCGCTGGCCAAGGACGTGGTGCTGAACAAAAGTGCATTGGTCAGCTTTTTGGTTATGCCGCCTTGTACAATCGGAATTTCGTCCGCTGCCGTAGCAGTAGACGCGGCAGGAAGTTGGGATATGGCAACAGTTGACATGGTTTACCTCAGTAGTTCCCAGCGAAGATGTTGAACCGCTGACGGGTGCCGACGATGCTGTAGGGCAGCGCCATGATGTCGTCAGGGTTATTAATGCGCTTCAGATTGCGCTTGGACGTCATGGCAATGCGCTGCACCTGCCGGGACGGCTCGACGCCAAACTCAGGGGCCATTTCGCAAGCCAGATTATAGCGGAAGCAGCGCAAATAGCCGGGCGGGAAGGCCAGATCGGTTGCCAGCGTTGCCGGCTGGGTCAGTTCCTGCACCGAGACAATGTGAAATTCCAGCACCTTGGTCGGCACTGGATACACGTACATTTCGATGTTTGGGTAAGTCATGTTGACCCACAGCACCTGCGGGTACGTGCTGGTAACCGTCTTGACCGCGATGCCGTTGTACTGCTGCTGGTTGATCAGCTTCAAACCGTAAGAGATGCCAGAGGCCGGATCTCGAAAATAGGTAGCGTCGTCGATCAGCACCGGGCGCGTGCCGACGATGTCGCCGGTCGGGCCAAAAGTCCGATACCGCTGTCCTGGGGGCCAAGTTTCGACCTGATCAATAGTGGCAAATACGGCAAGGCGTTCAGTGTTCCAACTGTCGATCATCTGGTTTAGGGCGTTCAGCGCGTCCTGAGACGTCTCGGAAGACGGCGTTTCGCCTTCGGCCAACTGGCCGATCAGCCGCAGAGAACCATTGATGATGTCGCCAGCCGTTGCCATACTACTCGTCCTTTGACGCCCGCGGTCTGCCGCGACGGCGTGGGGCCTCGCTCAAGACATTAACCTCAACCGGCTGCTCTGGCAAGTCGTCCTCAACGTCGTTCGCTTCGTTGGGGTCGTAACGCATCCAGCCGTTCATTTCGTCGTACTGGGCTTCCATCTCCATCGTGGCAACCTTGGTGCCGTGCTTGGGGTGGAACAGGTAAATCTCTGCCATTGTGATCCTTTGTGTAGAACAGGCGGTCCGAAGACCGCCTGTAGAGTTACGAGATGAGGGCCAGAGCCTGAAGACGGCTTTCAAGCTGTGAAACGCGGGTCTGGAGGTTGGCGATAACCGACAGAACGGAATTGCCTTCGTCCTTGGTGACAAAGCCAAAAGGCGTTGTCTGCGTCAGATCCTGAATGGCGTAGTCGGGCGTAACGGGAGCCGTCGACGTGATTGTCGTAAGCTGAGCCGTCAGCGCCGCGCCCTTGGCCGTATAGACCGGGTTTTCGATGGTGGGGCCGTTGAGGTACGGATCCTCGTAGGCAACACCAACAGGCTTCGTATTAGGCATGTTGTTCTCCTTGAAGGGATTAGGCGGGCGGTTGTCCGCCCGCCTTGTTGCTTACGAGATGGCGTAGAGCGCCCACGCATTGTCGCCGGTCTTGCGGGCGCGGAAGGCGCGCACAGTACCAGCAGTCGCTGCGATGGTCATCAGGCCCTGAGAACCGCTTGTACCAATCGACCAGCCCGTGTTGGTCGTCATGGTGATGACGCCAGCCGTGGTGGTGTTGATAACGCGGAAGTCAAAGGTCGTGCCGACCTTGGCTGCGTTGAGCGCGGCGTCGACGTCCGAGGCCAGCGGCAGCGTGTAAGCAGCCGTGGTCGTCGGAGTGCCGATGATGATGCCGTTGATCAACTGAGCCACGGTCAGGGTCGCGCTGTCGGTAGCCGTGGCCGGAGCCGCGGCGACCGAAATCTTGACCTCATTGAGGTTGCCATCATTGAACTGATAGCCACCGCCAACAGAAGGAAGTGCCATGTGATTTATCCTTTCTTTCTAACCTGTTAGCCCCAGAGACGGCAAGCCATCGGAGCGCGGATGACCGAGAAGCCATACAGTACGTCAATACGGCAGGGCATACGGTCGTTGTTGATGTCGTACTGGCGCACAACACGCATCGAAATGCCGTTGTGAACCTGACGCGAGGCCATGTCGACACCGTTCGGAAGCAGCAGGTCCGCGGTAGCGAACGAGATGGCATCCTTGTGGTAGATCAGGTTCTGCGGATAGGTCGTAGAGGCCGATCCGAGGAACGTGACTGCCGCCAGGTTCTGCGGGAAGCTGTTCACAGTGGCCAAAGCGTTCGACGAGGTGTAGATCGCCGGGCTGATGTTCACATCCGTGAACTTGCTGGCAGCAGCGGTGTTGGCCGCAGTGACAACAAACTGCTGGAGCGAACCAGTGGACTGACGGGTCTGCGGGTTGACCGCAAACACGTTGGCAATCGTGAAGACGTCGCCGACGGCGAGGGTGTGACCCGTGGTGC